ACAAAACCAAAAGACCCAACAACAAAAGAAAATGAGGTATAACCAATGGCTATTTTCTTGTCAAATGGTGTGGTAGCAACGCTTAACAGCGTAGTCTTATCAGACCACGTAACAAGCGCCAGTATTTCCCGCACCTTTGATGAACTTGAAGTAACCGCTATGGGTAAAGAGTATTGCCCACTCGCTGCGTAAGCGGCGATGAAAATTACAGCGCTATATCGGTGAAGGCCCCCAATAAAAGCGGGTTAATACCGAGGCAACCTGCGAGAGCAGAGAGTCCGTAGAGACTACACGCGCTGCCCCTAGAGATAGGGTGAAGATATAGTCCGAGCTATACCAATGGTAAAGGTATAGAGGTTAGCAGAAATGACTAGCCCGCCAGTAATGGTAGTAACAATATGGATACTGCACACAAGTTTGTTAAGGGCCTAGAGGCTAGCACTATCACTTTAGACTTTCTAAATGATGATTTAGCTTCAGGTGCCGGTTCGGTACGTGCGACTTTGCAAGCTGCCTGGGGTACAACCGTGCCGCTAACGCTAAAGCAAACCAGCGCTGTAGTTTCAACTACTAATCCACTTTATAGCACTACGGTTTTGGTAAACAATACCCAAGATATTAACGGCGATGTCTCTAGCGAATCTATGCAAAGCCTTACCTTTACCTGTAACTCACCAATCGTAATTACAACCGCACCATAACAACAAAACAAAGGGGCTAACACAATGGCAAAACTTAAAATAACAAGGGCTGACGGTACGGTGTCTGAGCATCAGATAACGCCAAAAATAGAGTGGGCCTTTGAGTTGTACGCAAAGCAAGGATTTCATAAGGCGTTTCGTTTAGATGAGAAGCAGTCCGATGTCTACTGGTTGGCTTGGGAGTGTCTCAGGTCATCTGGAGTCGAAGTACCTGTTTTTGGAGCGTCTTTCTTAGACACGTTAGCTAAGGTTGATGTGTTGGAGGATGACCCTTTGCAATAGTGGGGCGGGGTTCTTTTGGTTATTTGGTTGCACAAATTGCAATCGAGACTGGAATCCCTCCCCAGTATTTGTTAGACCTAGATGATGCTATGTTTAAAAATATCTTAAAAGTTTTTAATGATAGAGCTAAGGAGATGCAAAATGCCAAGCGTAGAGCTAAGAGGATATAGCGATTTACGCAAAGCATTAAAGCGTTTTGCACCTGATTTAGATAAGCAATTAAAAACAGAATTAGCTGCAGCTTTAAAACCTGTAGTAACACAGGCTAGAGGCTTTGTACCTGCCACTAGTGACGTTATGCGTGGCTGGCAGCCGCGCTCTTTTAGTGAGGCTCGTTTTCCATTTTTTGATACTGCAACTATTAAAAGCGGTATTGTCTATAAAACAACACCATCTAAAGCTAATGCCAATGGTTTCACATCTACGGCTAGAATTGTTAACCAATCAGCCGCCGGTGCCATTTATGAGACTGCAGGACTTATTGGCCCTCAACCGTGGGTAGGCCCTAAAGCTGGAGGAGCTAGTAAAAAGGTCAGCCGTTCAAACTGGAAAGGTGCGGGTGGTCAATTTATAAATAACTTAGGCGAATTAACCCCTAGCCTTAAAGGTAGTGGGCGTTTAATATTTAGAGCCTGGGCTAAAAATCGTGGTGTAGCTGAGGGCGCCGCTATGAAGGCAATAGATAAAGCAACATTACAATTTGAGGAGCGCGCTAAGGGTAATAGATTAAGGAGCGCCGCATAATGGCCTATCCTGATATAAATATTGGCTCTAAGTTTGATGCTAAAGGATTTAAACAAGCGCAAACTGCTACCGATAAATTAGGTAAAAGTGTAAAAAACCTAGCTAAGACTTTTGGCGTAGCTTTCAGCGTTGCCGCCATAGTTGCTTATGGCAAAGCCGCCGCTAAAGCCGCTGCCGATGATGCTAAAGCCCAAGCTATATTAGCTAATAACCTCAAAAACGTAGGTTTAGCTTATGCTCAGTTGCCAGTAGAGCAATTTATTAACAATATGCAAAAGCAAACTGGCATATTGGATGACCAGTTACGGCCAGCGTTTGCACGATTAGCCCAGGTGACGGGGTCAGTACAAAAAAGCCAAGAGTTAATGTCTAATGCTTTTGATATATCAAGCGGCAGCGGCGTGGATTTTTCTACCGTTGTAGATACTTTATCTTTAGCATATATTGGCAATACTAAAGGGCTAAAAAACCTTAAGATAAATATGACAGCCGCAGAATTAAAAACTGCATCTTTTACTGAGATTATTACTCAGTTAAATAAACAGTTTGCAGGTGCAGGTAAAGTTGCTGTAGCTACTTATGGCGGACAGATGCAGTTACTTACAGCTGCCGCATCCGATGCACAAGAGGTTATAGGTTTTGCCCTTTTAGATGCAATTAAAAAGGTATCAGGCGCCGAAGGTGTTGAGGGGCTAACAGACGGTATAGGTGTCTTAGCTGAGGCTACAGCCCTATTTATTGAGCTATTAGCTAAACCAATAGAGGGTAAAGGAAGTTGGGTAAATACACTTAGCGATTTAATTACTAAATTACCTGGCTTTAACCAATCAGTACAGGCTTTAGCAGGTTATTTAGGTGTTCAAGATATTAGGACAGGGTACGGCCAGCAAAGCCCAGGCGAAAGAGCTAAAGCGGTGGCTGCCGAGGCCGCGGCCGCAAAACGTAATAAAGCTGTAACTGCAGAGCTGAGAAAACAAGCTGCAGCCGCAGCGGCTCTAGCTAAATCTAAGAAAGAAACAGCCGCTTTAGACAAGGCAACAGCTGCGGCTAACCTAGCCTTAGGTAAAGGCGCAGATGTTTTTGATATTGAAAAAATCCAACTCAATGCAGCTTTAATTGGCCAGGCTGAGGCGCTTGGTAAAGCAACAACCGGGGCGCAGATGTTGGCTATAGCTAACGATGTACAGCGCTTGAAGGTTATGCAATCTATAAATGAGCTAGAGGATGCCATAGCCTCAAAAGACGTAAAGCGTATAGAGGCTGCTACTAAGCAACTTAACGCTGACTTAGCCATATTAGGTACGCTACAAAGCCAAAATATACAGCTACTTAGTATTAGCTCAATTTTAGATGCACTCAAGCCAGCGGATTTGATTAACCAGGCTAATCTAGATGAGGCACTACGCAAGATTTTAGAGATGTTAAAGCTGCTAAGTGGGCTAGGTACAAGCGGTGCAACTACTGGCCCCACAGCTATAACACCTAAACGGAAAAATCCTTTTGAGGGCCAACCAAAACTAGAAAAATTAACAGGTAATGAGTCAATAGAAGCAATTATAGAAGTATCAGATGCAGTAACAGTTTTAGCTACTGTTATGTCTGAGGTTTTAGATGCTGCTAATTATGAACAGTTTTTAGACCTTGTAGAGTTCCAAAAGAAATTAGGAGATTTTGGAGGGTATAGCGCCGATATGAACAAGGGCGCAGGGTACGGCGCGGGCAAGGTAACTGTAGAGATTATAGATAAGACAAGCGGGCTTATTGAGGTTGTACAAAATGCCGTACAAGAAAATAGCCGATACGGTAATAGCCTGACCTATGCGGGTAATATCTAATGGCCGTGCCAACCATTGAGGCTTTTATTAACTTTAGTACAGGGGCAGTTTTTGCAGGTGACCTATTCTTAAACACAGGCCAATTAGATATAAACACTTTATCGGGCCCTACTCTTGTGGTAGATGTATCTAACCTTTTAGATAGCATTACAACTAATAGAGGCCGTAACGCACAAGCTGACCAATTCCAAACGGGCAGTTTATCTATGCGCCTTATTGACCAAAACGGGGATTTTAACCCCCAAAATACAAACAGCCCCTACTACGGCCTTCTATCGCCTATGCGTAAAGTTACTATTAAGGCTAATTATGACAACGTTGAGTACCCAATTTTTGCAGGTTTTATAACAAGCTTTACAACTACTACGCCTAAAAATGCTTTAGATGTGGTTTATACCACGATTACCGCTGTAGACGGCTTTAGACTGGCCCAAAATGCTCAAATAAGTACCGTGGCTGGGGCTACAGCTGGCAACCTATCAGGCACTCGTATAAATCAAATCTTAGATGCTATAGCCTGGCCTGCTACTCAGCGTGACATAGATGCAGGCTTAACTACTATGCAGGCAGACCCCGGCACGGCCCGCACGGCCTTGACTGCTATGCAGACCGTAGAGATAAGTGAGTACGGGGCTTTGTATTGTGGCAAAAATGGAGACTTTGTATTTCAAGACCGGGCCGTAACGGCAGGTAGTGCAGGCGGAACGCCCGTAGTCTTTAACGATAATGGCACAGATATTAGCTACTTTAATGCGGTTTGGCGCTTTGACGATACCTTAGTTTACAACCAGGCCAATATCACCCGTACAGGCGGCACTACTCAAACCTCGACTAATCAGGCCAGCGTTGATAAATACTTTTTGCATAGCTACAACCAACAAAACCTATTAATGCAAACCGATGCCGTAGCCCTGGATTATGCCAATAGCTACGTAGCCAGCCGTGCCGAAACCTCTAGCCGTTGCGATGCCATTAACCTAGACCTCTACACCGATAACTACACCGCAGGTATTACGGCAGCTTTAGACCTAGATTTTTTTGACCCAGTAACTATCACAACTAACCAGCCTGGCGGCTCAACGCTAACTAAGACTTTGCAGGTGTTTGGCATATCCCACAGCATTACGCCTAACAGCTGGAAAACAACACTTACCACTTTAGAGCCAATTATTGACGGCTTTATATTAGACTCATCCATATACGGTTTGCTTGACAGCGGCGTATTAAGTTACTAAGGAGATACGACTATGGCCGCAGGATTAGGTTTTAAGACCTTTACCTCAGGTGAAGTTTTAACAGCTGCCGACACTAACGGCTATTTAATGCAGGGTATTTTAGTTTTTGCTAGCGCTTCAGCTCGTAATGCTGCTATTACTTCACCGCAAGAGGGGCAATACTGCTACCTTAAAGATACAAACTCTACTGAGTATTATGACGGCGCAGCGTGGGTATCAGGCGTTGAAGGTGACATCTCAGGGGTAACAGCTGGCACGGGTATTAGCGGCGGCGGCACCTCAGGCACCGTAACAGTGACCAACTCAATGGCAACAGCTATTGACGCAAAAGGCGATTTAGTGCCAGGTACAGGTGCAGATACTTTTGCACGTTTAGCAGTAGGCGCAAACTTTGGATTTTTACAAGCCGACTCAGCGCAAGCAACTGGACTTGTTTGGAACGCTGGAGCTTGGACAACTTACACACCAACAGTTACGGCTACCACGGGAAGTTATACGACAATTACAACTACTGGTGCTTATCAAAGGATTGGAAAAACTTGCATAGTACGCGCTAATGTTGATGTAGTTAACAAAGGAACGGCAGTAGGTGGTATGGAGGTAAGTCTTCCATTTACTGGAAAAAATTCTCGACAATCGGGAACAGGTTCAGAAAATAACACTACAGGATTTTCTTTGGTTGTTTTATTAGAACCAAGTGCTTCAGTCGCAATTGTAAGAAAATACGATTTTACAACGGCTTGGAATAACGGTTGGGACAACATCATTCAAGTAACTTATGAGGTGGCATAATGACAAAGTTTATTTCAGGTTTTGGCAATGATGATGCAATTTCAGATAACCTTTATTTATCGCGGATGCGTAGTTGGCGCGATACAGAGTTAGCGCGTACAGATTGGACACAGGTTGCTGATGCGCCAGTTAACGCGGCAGCGTGGGCAACGTATCGCCAAGCATTACGCGATTTACCTGCAAGCAATACAGACCCGCGAAAGATTGAGTTACCTAGTGAGCCAAACTAGCTATAACGGCTGGCCAGCATCTAAAGACCAGGGCGAGATAGGCGTAAAGTCTTACAAGGTAGAGGGCACAAGCCTTAAACTGCGTTGCGCCGAAAAGGTAGCACCGTTACTTATCAACTTTGCTAAAGAGTTTAATGAGCTAATAGAGCCGCTAGAGGGAGGCACGTTAGATGACTGGGGCTACTGCTACCGTATGGTGCGAGGCACTACTGACAAGATTAGTAATCACAGTAGCGGCACGGCCATAGACTTAAACGCTACAAAACACCCACTAGCTAAAGTAGGTACGTTTGAGGCTAACAAGGTGCCTATGATTAGGGCCCTGGCTAAAAAGTACGGCCTCACCTGGGGCGGGGATTACAAAAACCGTAAAGACGAAATGCACTTTGAAATAGCACTAAGCCCTGAAAAGGTCAGGGTTTTAATTACTAAGTTAGGAATAGAAAATGCCAACTAGCGCACAGGTAAGCGTAACAAGTACAGCTACATTATTAGTAGCAGCTTCCACTTTTGACCAAACCGTATGGCTACATAACTCAGGCGGTGGTGCGCTTTATATTGGCGCCAGCAACGTAACTACATCTAATGGCTACAAGCTAGATAATGATGACAAAATGGAGTTACCAGTAGGCGATAATGAGCCTCTTTACGGCATTGTGGCATCCGGTACAAATACGGTTTTTGTACTCAAA